CCTCTGTGCCACAAGAGAACAGTACGGCAGCGCAGCTCATCGCCTTTCCCTCGACGATCGTAGCCACGATCGCCTTGCAAGATTTGATGACGTCCACCATCGCGAGGAGACTGTAGACATCTCCACCGTATGAGTCTATCACGACAGGGATTATTGGCTGTCCCATGTCCTCTGCGATAGAAACCTGTCTCGCAAAGATCTGCGCCGATTTCTCATCAAACTCATTGACACGAACAACGATAGGTTGTTTGACCTGACACGTCTCGACGTCTATGTGCAAGTTTGGGTCTACGGTACAGGAGACGTACATCTTGGTGTCCCGCTGCGCTCGTCACCCTGATTTCTTGCTAAAGAGTGCGGCTAGCAATCCAAGTATAAAACGAACGAACGAAATGTACCACGGAAGGCCCTGCACATCTGTTGGCGCGAGAAGCGCGTCCTCTTTCTTCTGCTCTGGTACGTCTGGACCCGCGAGCGAACCGATCAAGTCGTGAGCGTCATCGCGTGTCTGCCACGCATTGAAGATGTCGCGGTACGTCGACCAGTTGCTCTGCGGAAATGTCGATCCCTCTGGCGGCGCATCGAAGCACACTGACGTATCCGTCCCAGCGAGTTCCTGGAGCACTGCGATCGACTCGGGCGTCGAAGCCTCAAGCGAGTAGATCGAGTAGAATGGCAGGCACTGCTTCTTGCACCACTCGATGAAGAATTTGAGGTCCTCGGGGCGCATCTTGCCCGGCGGTGGCTTCGCGACGCCCTTCAGCTCCGAGCCGTAGGTGATACCGATCGGCGAACGCAGCTTACACGCTGTCGGATTCTTCTTGAGATACTCAGCCCACTGCTTCCCAGTGTTCTCGACGTGAGAAGCTGCGCTCGCGCCGTTGATCTCTGTCCAGTAGAGCTGGTCACAGACGGCATCACACCTGCTTCCGAACTCGACGTACGGAAAATCCTGGTGCCAGAGAACGTACGGGAAGGGCGCGTGAGCGATGAAACACCCTTCACCGAGCTCAACTCTGAGTCTCTCCATGAAATCGGCCGCCGCGGCGCGGTGCACGCCACCAGGACCCTCCCACTCAATTTCGGCGTCGATGAACACTCCGTCGGCGCCCTCATCCATGAGGGCTTTGAAGACAGGAATCTCCTCAAGGTAACTGTCGGGCCGCGAGTAGACCCACGGAAAAACTTTGATGCCCGCTGCGTGGTACTTTGCAATCGCCGCACGAGCTTTTTCGGGCGTCCAGTTTCCGTCACGCTTCGAGCCCACGCCCGCGCGAGGCGCGACCCACGTTGCACCGATCGCTTTCATGCGCCTGATCGATTCGTCGATCGAACCGATCATTCCCTGAAATGCGATCCAGACGCCGAATCCCGAAGGAGCGTTCTTCGTTCCCATGTGGGGTAAATAGGGAACAGGTTGCGTCGCATCCACTACGATCGTTACGGGCTGTGGCTCTTCTGCGGGTTGTACAGCAACCTGTTTCGAGTGAACCCAGAACCCAAACTCCGCAAAACTCGGGCTCTTCCACCACTCACTGATGAGTGACAGTTCGTAGTTGTAGGCACCGGCTTGGCTCTGCACGGGTAGGACGACTTGCCCATCCACGCGCTTTGCCATCAGCTTTCCAGACTCGGGAACGACACAACAGATGTGTCCGCTTGCCTGTGCGTTCTTGTTCTTCCCGACAATGACCGCGGCGTTGCCAGCGTTGGCCGCATCCTGCAGCTCGTCTAGGGTCTTAACTTTCTTCCAACCAAACTCTTCGCTGTGCTGCACAAACCACGAGTAGAGGGCATTTGCGCTGAGTTCAAAGACATTTTTGCCCAGAACGGGGTCAGCGTCTGATTTGTTGCCCCACCACACGCGAGGGGCATATGCTCCGATCGCGTTGCAGAGATCGTACGCATAGACGTTGCAATACGTCGTCCCGGGTTTGGGCCGCCAGCGCCCGCTTTTCTCTACGCCCAACCACGATACGATCGCAAGGATCGACTCGGGCGTACCGTCATACGGTGGCGCGGGTTCTGTCAGGTGAAAGGCCTGTCCCCACGCGTTGGCTCGGAGCGTATTTGACGGCGCTGTGAGATGCACCTCACGCGGCGAAGTGCTGTTTTTCGGTTTCATTTCGACAAATAAGTACATCTCACGTCACAAGCAAGAATTTAACGCTCGACCTCTCGTTTCCTGTAACCGATCTCATGGTTGATGCATCTGCGATAAGCAGCAATAAACATTTCAGCCTCTTCTTTATTTCCCGGGAGCTGAAAAACGTTACCGTCAATTGTCACTTGAACACAACCCGGGTGCTCCGAAGAACGCAAGAAGTGCATCTGAAGCGCACTTCCTGTTTCAATCTTAATTGATGTCGACGTCGTAACGATCATAATTTACTCCTTCGTTCCGGCGCGGGAGGTTACTCTCCTAAGATCTCCGAATCTGTGCCACACGGTGGTACCCTCAAGCCACTTAATCTGAAAGAACCGTTCTACCGTGCGTTTGGTTTGTATCTCGGCGATCCTCTTGCATACACCTGTGCCGCGGTGAAGACGCCAGTCGTCAATTCGACCACACGGTGCTTCGTAGTCAGCGATCGTCTCATTGTTCACCGACGAGACGACGTCTCCGGGTACGATGTCCCACTGATCGACATTTGTGTAGGGCACGACTTATTTTTACTTCTCAGAACGCGCCGGGCTGAACCTGAAAACACGTCAGTCCCATCGCCCGCCACCCTTCGACGACCTGATCGCGATCATCGAGGCAGAACCTCACATTGTACTTCCCACGCACCCAAGTGTCGAAGAGCTCGCGCTTCACGATGTTGTCCTTGCGCTGGTCACCTGTGGGCCTCATGAAGAGCGCGTGTGGAATGACATCGCCGTTCCGACCCTTCACCCACTTCGAGATGAACCTCTCTGTCGCGGCACGATCCTTGTCCTCACGCCCCGACATGAAGATCACGCCGTGACCCGCCTCGTGCATTGCCTTCACACACTCGATCACTGGATGGTTCGGAAGGTCCACCTCGTCACACCTGCTCGCGTCGTACGGCGATCGATCTCCCATGAGCGCGAGGGTACCGTCGAGGTCACAGATGATCGCATCCTTGATTCCCTCGATCCGATCGATCGTCTCGTTGCTCGGGAACGCGGCGACGATCGCCTCCGTGCGCGGGTCGCGGAGCTTCCCGTGCTTCCCGATGAACTTCTTCCACATATCGCGAACGACGGCCTCACCGACGTTCGGAGTGCGCTTCGCGTCTCGAGCGACAGCCTCTTCGACGTCGACAGGAAACATCTTCTCGAGTACGAGTGCCGTGAGACCCGCGCCACGGATCAGCGTGCAGAGCTTCGTGAAGTTGTCGCTCCTGAGGTTCGTGTCGTCGATCACGACGCTCTTCCCGGCGCGGAGTGAGGCGAGGACGAACTGGTCGCGAAGCTTCAGGATGAACTTCTCGTTGTCAGGCGACCAGACACCGGCATCCACCATGAGACGGAGGTCGTCGCGGTTGATCCTCTTCCGATCGCCCGACGACTCGAGAACCCACTTCTTCGCCCAGGTCGATTTCCCACTAGCGGGAATTCCAACCGTCATGATGACTTGTTGCATTATCTTCTCCTAGAACGACTGTTCGACTGCCTGGCGCAGAGCGGCTGTGGCGACCCTGCGCGGGAAGGGCCTGAAACCCTCGCGAGCCCTGTACTGCTTGTTGGCCTTCGACAGGCCACCGAGAGCAAGTGAGCTGAGGATAGCGGGAATTCCCGACTTGTACAGGTGACTGTTCAGGTCATTCTCGTTTTCGTAGAACGAGAACTCGCGCGAGAGGCGACTGTCGTCGGTGAGGAGTTTCTTCGCTCTGCCTTCGGCGATATTGCGACCCACCTTGCGATCGAACTTGTCACCCGGTGCACAGACAGCGACTCCGACAGAACACCATCCGATGTGCTCTTCGTCGGCAATGATCGCGAGCGTCGCGATAGGCTGCTTGCGCTCGTCGCGGATGTAGGTGAAGTACGTGTGTCCAGGCTTGATCTCGCGATTGGTGTCTGCGAGTTCGGCGGGCGCCGCGACGGGCCGGTTCCCGGGCGAACGATCGTCACTCACGGGAAACTGTGAGTTGCTCGGCGCCAGGGCGGCGGTCTTCGTACCAGTGGGCTTCTTCTTTCTCGTAGCCATTGTTCCTCACTTTCCTTCGATCTTCGAAACGTACCACTTCTTCGCCGCGTCTACGACCTCACGCGATACTGCTTTCCACGTGAGAGAAGACGCTTCCAGTTCTGCTTCGCACTCTTTCTGAACATCACCTGTCACCCACGCGATGAATGGGCCCATCAGCTTCATGTCGAATGTCAGCTCTCCACCGCCACGAATCACGGCTCGAGCGCCCTGTTCGAGGCGGGCCTCCGTGAGGACAAGTGTGGCGAACGCCTCTGCCACCTCTGCCTTCGAGGGCTTCACCTGTGCGGGAGCACCCTCGACTGTCTTGTGCTTCTTGCCCTTCGCCTTGAAGGACATGTTCGTGAAGTTCTCGCGCCCGCCGTGTGAGACTGGGTAGTAGACGAGTCCCTCTCCTGTTCCCTCGACGCCGAAAGTATCGCGCACCCACGGGTCGACAGTTTCCACGTCAGCGACAACATCATTGATGCGCGCAACGATCGGCTCGAGCTCCTCTGCTGGATCGAGCCACGGGACGTCGAACGTGTCACCGTGCCAGGGCAGGACATACGCTCCCGGGATACCACCTACCAGTCTGGCGAGTTCTTCGGGAGAAGTAACGAGAGCATCTGTCGGTTCGCCGCGAGCGGAGATCTTGTAGGCAGCAAAGGCTGCAAAGATGCGTTCCTTGAGCTGTGAGAGCGCAACGCCGCGCTGGACGCTCGGCCCGCACCACTCACCGAAGATGACCGTGTCACTGTCCATGCGCTTGTATGCTTCCGCGAGCGCGTCTGTCCTCTCGTCGACCCACTTCGCGAATCCCATGTTGTCAGACGTCGGCGTAATGACAGCCGTCCTGCTCTGCGCCGTGAATCTGCCCGCACGGAAGTAAATCCCCGCGTTTGTGCCGTGAAGCTTCACCTTCCCACGGTACGTGACTGTATTTCTTCCGCCCAAAAGGTGCGGGTAGTGAACGAGAGTTCGCCTCACCGAGTGAAATCCGTCAATTTCGGGCCAAGAAAAGTGTGACATGCTACCTCACTATCCCAAGTGTCACGATCTGCGAACACAACTCATTAAGTCGCGCAACGTTCGGCTTGTGCGGAAGCGCTGACGTATCGTAGAGCGCGTTGCACTCTGCCTCGAGCTTCTCAGACTCCTCGATGAGCTTCTCATACGACCACAAGCCGTTCCTGATCGCGAGGATCTCCTTGGCATCGGGTCGCTTCACGATGACGCCCTGTCCTGAGAGGATTTCCTTGCACATCCTCATGAGACGGATCAAATGGCCGCCGTGCTTCGTGTCGTACCCAAACTTCGCCTCGAGAGCAGCGCGCTTCGGATTGCGCGAACGCTTCCAGTTAGCGTACTTCTCCCAGTCAGAGCACTGATTCGCGTACGCGCGTTCGCGTTGTAGGCGATGGATCAGGTTCTCGTCCACGCCGAAAACAGCCTGGGCCGCTCGAGACCAGAGGTCATCGCCGAGGACGCCAGCCTCCACGAAAAATTGGGCGAGCTTGTTCTGTAGGCGAATCCTCTCGGCGTTGTCAAATTCTCTGAAGTCAACGTTCCACTCGTCGAGCCTCTTCTGGACAAGAGCGAGGGCGGTGAGAATCTGGTTCGCGTCCTTCTTGGACTCGAATTCGGGCAGGTCGAAATCGCTGCGCTTTGGAAGCGTTGACTCGTACTTCGAGGCGTCGAGCAACCACCTGCGATGCGTCTGGATCCTGTGAAGCTGCGCGTGTGCGTACCCACTGAATGTGTGCTTCGCTCTCTTCGAGAGGAAGAGATCGCGATTTTCCCTCATCAGCTTCCCGAGGTCATTGCACTTCAGGACGTCTGAATCGTCAACGAACAGCACCTCGATGATGTTGGGATTGCAATCCGCTGCGAGCGAGAAGAACTTCTCCACGGAATAGGTGACCCTGTCCTCTGAGTGACCTTTCGACACCATACGCTCTTCCTGCTCGAAGACATACGAAAAACCCGTGTAGTAACACGCGGGTGGAACACACACACCCTTGATATCAAGATCTGACTCGGGTGTATTCGTGCCGTACGCGGTACTGCCGTGAACTGCGAGGTAAATCGTCCGCTCTGAAACGTCAAACTGCATGCACTCATATTACAGAGTGCATGCAGTGTGTTCAGAAAGGAATTACTTCACACCGATTTTGACGCGTCCCTGCGAAATTCGCATAAACGCGATCGAGAGAACACCGTCATCGTGCCACGCCTCGATATCGTCAGGTGACACAGAATACTCGCGCGGGACTGTATATTTCGCGCTGACAAGCGTGCCTATATCAGCTCGCGTGCACACAACAGAAATCACAGCACCATCGAGTGATACATCAACTGTTCCCTTCTTGACACCCGGGATGTCAATCGCAGCAATGAGACGTTCACCTACAGTTTCCGTCCTAAAGCTAGAAACGAGATTGTTGTGCTCACCTTGCATAGAAATCCACCGCCGCAAGATCTCCTCACTCGCCGGTGGATTTGGCACGATTTTCTTGGTAGGTATGACCTCATACGGCATTGGCCACATGTCCGGAAGCACTGGCGTGGATTCGTCTCCGAATCGAAGGGGTTTTGCAGTCTGATCGACTGTAAGCGGTCTAACACCTGTCCCGTTAGCGAGCGGAAATGTATTCCCGCCCGTCCACATGGGTGCCGTGGATGAAACGTTGATCATCCGTCACTCCCTGCGTCAGTTGCCGACGAAGACGCGCCCGCCTTCGGCATTCCCTTACAACCCTGTACCTGGGGATCGTAACCATCCGGACAGGCTTCGTGCTGCGAGAACACCCACGCACAGCCCGCGACCTCGATTGCGAACAGACCCAGAACTACCCACCCGATTGCCTTCAGAAACGACATCAGTATCCTCCGTTGATTCGGGCCACGTTTGTGGCACCTTTCTTCATATATGCGTCGTAGAGCTCTTCCGGTGAGATGTCTGCGAGCAGGATTACCTCTACGAAGTAGTGCAACGCGTCAGACATCTCCTCGAGGAACTCTGCTCGATCGACGTCTTTCACCTCTGTCGCTCGGTGCGATTTCCAATTTTTGAGGTGTTTCAGCGCCTCGAACCACTCTTCGATGCCACCCAGTGATGCATCGCGACACGCTTGCTGTCCCACCTTCGACGTGAGGTCAACGGGCCACTTCGGAAACGAGCGCTTCTCTTCGAGGAGCTGCATGAACTGTGACTGCTGTTCAAACATCGTTAGAAGGAAATCACCCCTCCTCGTGCGCACGTCTTCCAGACCATCATTCGGATCAAAGTCTGACCACTTTCGTAGCACGCCCTTGAACTCACTGTCAGTCATCAGACGTCCTCGATGCGCTCAGTCTCTTTCCCTCTTCGACGAGCTTGTCGTGAAGGGTCGCGACGTATCCCTTGTACGAATCTGAGAGCTCGAGCTTCCCATCGACTTCCTGCAACCTGACGAGCCTCAGCGCGTCAGACACATCCGTCATCGTGAGCATGCCCTCCTGAACGATCTGCACGACTCGCTGCCACACGCTATCACTCACCTGAAGTTCTTCGCTTGCCATTTCACCCTCTCAAAGGTTTGTCTTCTCTGAAACTACGTTCCAAATATCTTGATGTACAGACAACTTGTCGCGATCTGAGTTCACGATGTGACAGTTGTTCTTCGAACGAGCCCATTCGACATACGAACGAGCGACGCGAGACTGCATGTCATCGTTGCGCTCGTACTCGTCTCGCCTCTCAACGACGTGACGGGGTCCCGAGAGGCAAAAGATCAGATCCGGCTCTTTTAGCAACGAGCTCATCTTCATGAGCGTGCTCGTCCGATCGAGACCGGATTCGATGCCATACACCCAGTAAGAACCGTGCCAGCGATCGAGGATGACACAGTCGTAGAAGAGCGAGACCAACCTCAGAACGAAGAACTGGAACAGGAATTTGTTGATGAACTGCAACGTGTGGAAGACGCGCGGAAACCTCCCGGCTAGGTTCACGTAGAGCATGAAGTAGATGAGCGGGCGCGTGATCGGTCCGTGCGCAGGGATCTCGAAGCGAATCGCCGAGACGCCCATTGACTGCAGGCGCGCCTCGAGAAACATAGCCTGCGTCGCCTTCCCTGTTGAATCTCCTCCCTCAATTGAGATCAGCGCTTTCACGATTTCTCTCCCATGATGTCCCACTCGAAAGGGATCTCTTTTCTGTACTGAATGAACCCGTCAAAGTTGCCGCAGAAGTGTGTCTCCTGCACGCGCTTGATCTTCACCCCGGTCCAGTCCTCCCACGTGCGCGGGGTTGCAAGACCGTAACTGTCACAGAACTCGCGCGTGGGAAGCGTGACCTGATTTAGCACCGTACCGTCTTCGAAGAAGACGTTGAACCTCTTCGTACACTCGCGCTCAATCGGTCCCATGGGTCTAGCGACGTGCTCAAATGGGCTCATGTGACCCGCAGTCAGCAACCTGTCGTGGAGGTCTACGTCTGCCTGCGGGTCACGCACGCCGTCGTGTGTCAGGTAACTCACCCTCGCACACCGTCCTGACGAAACCTTCTTCCAGAAGTTGACGTCATTTCTCTCGCTGACCTCGTCCTCCGACACAAACGGTAGGTGCCATTCACCGTCTCGAAGCGATCTCGGAGACGAGGCGCGAATCGCGTCCGAGATGCACACCGCGAGCGCTTGGATCTCTGGGTGCGCCATCTTGTTGTCGCGGAGATGCGTCCAGTTGCTCCATTCCGTGGCAGTCACGACGACAGTGTGCCACATGAACGGTTCTAGGAGGCGATTCGTGATCTGCTTGTGAACGCCGAGGTTGAGCAGCTCGTTTGCGCCGCGTATCGCTTCATCTCGATTGCGCATCCACTCGCAAATGGCCCACGCCCGGTACGCCTCATCGAGCTCTACGTCTGCCTGCATGCCCTTCTGGTTCTGCCCCCAGTGTGTCGGGATGTAGGGATCTTCCTTGACCATCCTCAACATCTTCTCGACTGGGATGGCACGAGATGACGCAGAGTTGCGTGAGAACACACGATGAGTATTGAATTCGGCCAAAACTACGCGGGGCAGTTTTACCTCAAGCGAGATTAGTCTTTCACCCCACTGAGTCCGAGAGTCAGCGATGACTCGAGCGCTGTGTCCCATGTCTAGCGTGCCTTTCTTTCGTGAGACTATACCGAGATTTTGCTCTCTTTTACAGAGAACTATCCGCACTTCCCGTTCCCGCACGCGGTGCACTTGGTACACTTCTCCTCGTAGACAAGCGTCCCCTCGGCCCCGCAGCTATCACACTTCTTCTCACCCGAGACGGGCGTACCGTCTAGAATGTGGTGCTTCAGGACCCTCGCAATGACACGAGAAAAACTCTGCATGTCTGAGTACTTGTCCTTCTGCAGCTGTTCCACAACAAATTGCAGCGGAATCTCGTGGCGCAGCGCGAGGGACAGGATCCTCGTGAAAGCACCGTATGTGGCGTTCTCAAAGAGATTCACGACGTCCTTCAGCACGATCGCGTCGTCATCGTCTCCGATCGGGATCCTGAGGTTGTACGTCGCGACGCCGGCCTTCTTGCCATTCTTCACGAGCACGCCATTCTTGCACTTCTTCGGAACGTCGACGTGTTCCGAGAGGCCGCAGAAGATCTCATAGGGCTTCCCGTTCAACAAGCCAAGAAGCACGATGTACGTCTGTGTCGTGATGTCGCCGCTGTCGTCTTTCGCCCTCACGTTGACACGGTGAATTTCGCAAGGAAGTTCCTTGGGCCTCTTCTCTGAGTGCAGCTTCGTCTCGACTACGCGATCTACGACGGCCCCGAGCGATGGGTTTTTGCGCGCGGCGATCGCGTCTCTCACCTGTTGCAGGAATGAGACATACCCGGACGGCATGTACTTCGCGAAGCGCTCGCCGATCTCGACCTGTCGCTCGAGCTCACGTGTGGGAACGCCATCTGTGCGCTTCTTCACGTCGAACATCACAGCGTCCTCAGACACGAGCACGCCGTCTCTAGATTCGTCCCTGTAGATCGTGAAGCCCTTGCAACCCGTCTTCCACGCATTCATGTAGACGTCAGACACAACATCATGGCTCACGTCTTTCGGCAGGTTGCACGTCTTTGAGATGCTGTGACACACCCACTTCTGTGCAGCGGCCTGCATCGCGACAGACCCAAGCCAGTCGATTTCGTTTGCCGAGGCACCTGCATACGGAGACTCGTCAATGTTAGAGTTCCCAGTGATGTCCATCCACTCTTTGAGGTAGTGATGGTAGACATTGAACTTCTGCCACCTGTCGCCCATCTCGTCGACGATCAGCTCTGCGTTCGGTTCTGTCGCGCCGCTGACCTTCTTCTTCCTGACGTAGAACGGCTTGAACAGCGGCTCGATACCGCTTGTCGTCTGCGTTAGCATCGAGGTAGAGCCGACTGGTGCGGTTGTCGTGAGCGCGATGTTTCGACGCCCGACGCGATCCATCTTCTCTGCGAGAACCAGATCTTCAGCGCGGATGCGACTCAAGAACGGGTGACCGGCCTCGAGCTTCGGATCGTACGCCGGGAACGCGACCCGCTCTTCCGCGAGGTCGACGCTCGACCTGTAGGCGCCCAGTGCCAAGCTACGATAGATTCGATCGGTCATCGAGATCGCATCGAACTGTCCGTACTTCAGGTCAAGAAGAGCGAGGGCGTCGCCCAGCGCGGTGACACCGAATCCGGTCCTGCGTCCTCTCAACCCAGTGTCCCTGATTCGACGCCAGAGTGAGAGCTCGCGTGCCTTGATGTACTCGGGTTCTGGATCTGACTCGATCTTCTCGATGATCCTGTCGACTGCTTCGACCTCGAGGTCAACGATATCGTCCATGAGTCGCTGGGCCTTTCCGACGACCCTTTCAAACTCAGTGAAATCAAAGTGAGCCTCGGGGGTAAATGGCGAAACGACGAAATGTGTGAGATCGATTACGAGTAGCCGGCACGAGTCCCCACTCGAAAGAGGAATTTCCCCACAATTTTTGACACAAATACCAGAAGAGACAACACCATTTTCGTCCAAAGAAGTGATGACGTGGTAGTTGTGATTGTCATCTACGGTGATGTTGTAAACGTCTTCTGTACCGATTTTTTCAACAGAAACAACTTTGTGATTGCTCGAGACTTGGTTGGCAAAATTTTGCCAACTTCCAAATCTAAATTGATTTGCAAGAAATTGCGGGAACGCGTGCTTCTTGGCATATTCTTTCCAAAGAGCTCGTGTTATCTTTCCATTTTCTTCGAATACACGACGCCCAGCTTCTAGAAGCTGCTCGTTAGTGTGGCCCGAAAATCTACCATTAGATTCGCCAGAATGTTTTGCAAACTTTAGCTTCCATTCAGATGACATCCTGTGATACGGATTATTATCACCAATCATTAGGCGCGAATGTAGTTCTCGATGTTCATCGTGCGTCATCACTTTCAAGTTTTCGATTCTGTCATTTCTAGAATCAAAATCACAATGATGAATCGCAAACAACTTTGAATCAGTGCTCCCGTTAAAAAATTCGTGAATCAGTCGATATTGACGTCTGTTCCGCCTTGCACCACCCGTCATGGGTACGCCAGTATTGCATACCTGACGATATCCATTAGAGTCGAACGTCGAAAATGGGAAAATTGAGTCACCTGACTTGAGATCCTGCAAATTCACATACGTCAAATTTCTAAGCAAAATCTTGTGATCAGGTGTCGCAATGACACACGTGCCATCATCAAGTGTCAGTTTCCAAACCTCTGCTTGAACTTTTGTCAGTCTAGGAGATCTTCCCCACTTGATCTCAACCTTTCCTGTAGCAATATCAGTAGAATACACAGGTACGTCGCGACCCTCTTCTGCCAATTGTCTAATTGACACAGCATTTCTACCGTCAGCAACAGCGATCAACGTGTCTCCTACAACACATGGATTTGTCGAGACTGAACTAAATCCAACCGAGGCGTATGCGTCAGCCGGAGAATTTCTCTTCACGGTATCCCAGAAGAGAACACCGGGCTCGGCGCTGTTCCAGGCCGCATCGATGATCTGGTCCCAGATGTCACGAGCTCTGACTTCTCGAGTGATCTTCGCCTCTGAGAGCGGCACGTCTACCGGCCACTGCAGCGTGAAGTATTCATCGTTCTCGACGGCAACCATGAAGTCGTCTGTGACACGGATTGAGATGTTTGCGCCTGTCACCTTCTTCAGGTCACGCTTGATGTTGATGAACGTCTCGATCTCGGGGTGTCTGATTGAGATCGTGAGCATGAGCGCGCCGCGGCGTCCGTTCTGTGCGGTGCCGCGACATGTCGCGCTGTAGCGCTCGAGGAACACACCGATGCCGTCTGTCGTGCCAGCAGCGTTCGAGGTCTTCACATCTTTCGGGCGAAGCGTCGAGACGTCAAATCCGACACCCCCGCGCCTCTTCATGATCTCGGCCTCTTCCTCGTCAGTATGGAAGATTCCCCCGAAAGAGTCGTAAGGAGAGTCGATCACGAAGCAATTTGAGATGCTCTGGAACTGCTTCGTATTTCCGATGCCCGCCATCGGCGAGCCCTGCGGGATGATGGGACCCATGCCCAGCTTCCTGTGCGAGGGCCTGCTGAGCAACCCTAGAATTTCTTCCTCGGACATTGGGTTAGAGTATCTGTTCTCTATCCGAGCCAATTCTCTAGCGAGTCTAGCGTGCATGTCAGGCGGCGACAGTTCCAAGAAACCGCCGTCATCTGCAGGCAGAGCGTACTTCAAGAATACAGCTCCTGCCATCTTATCGCCGCCGAAATACTCTGCCGTTCTCTCTACAACTTCGTCACTGCTGAAACTCTTTGCCTGTGATTGCTGTGCTTGTGTCATGATTTTGCGGGATTCTAACTATCTGTACAGCACACGACGAGCTATTTTCTCACGCGTCGTCTGGGCCCTTGAGCTCGCCTTTTGCCTCGAGCTCCTTCATCTTGTCACGGATGGCGCGCTTAATTTCGTTCTCCTCCTCGACTGTCACTCTTTCCTGCGATTCCTCAGCAGCGATCGAGAAGTTTGACTTCGCGGTATCGATCTTGATCGAATAAAGGAGACCGTCGCGACCTGCTCTGTTCTTCGCCACAAAGAGTCGCCCCCAACCACCAGCCTTCTCTATTCTCTTCCTTGAGAGAGAGATGATTACATCGGATGTCATCGCCTTGCCGTATGCCTCGCTGATCGATTCGAGGCCGATAACGTCACTCTCTGTCGCCGCTCTGTTCGTCTGTGAGGCAGTCCAGATCGGGATTTTGATCTCTGACGCCCATGAACGCAACTCTTCGTAGATCAGTTTCAGCTCGTGACGAAGGTCATCGTACTTCCGCGAGGACCTCATGATGTCAGCGTAGTCTATGATGATGAGGTCAGGCGTGACGCCCTTCGTGATCAGCACCTTCTCGTAGTGTGCCCTAAGCGTCTGCACGGTCGCGTAGTGCATCGGGAACTCTTTGATGATGAGCTTCCCGTACTTGTTTTCGGCGTAGTGCTTTACTACGGCGTCCTTACTGTCGATGATCTCATTTGACACGATATCACACAGGTTCGAGTCGTACCTGATACCGACATTCGTCTCGGAGAGCTCGAACGTGTAGTGAAGCACGCACTTCTTCGCTCTCATCGCGTTTGCGCCGAGGAATGTGAGGAAGTGTGACTTGCCGATGCCTGTCGGTGCCATCACAACGCCGAGCTCGCCGGCGCCGAGACCGCCGTTCATCACGTCTTTCGCGTCGAGGTGTGGGAGGCCGGTTGAGAGCGGGTTGCGAGCAGTACGAATGAATCTCGCTTCACGATCGTCGTCAAAATCGTGGCCAATTGACGTGCTAGCACCCGCAAGCACGGCTTTCTTGATCACCTCAACGACAGAGTCGTACCTCTCGGTGTTGATGAGATCGACGGACTTTTCGAGAGCTGCCTTCAAAGCCTGGCGCTTGCAGAACTCGAGCGACTTCTCTTTTACGAACGGGAGGTCGTTCTGTTCGGGTTTCGCCCTGATCCTCTTCAGGTAATCGACGATCTGCGCGCGAAGGGCCGCGTCTGTGCCCGCCTGTCTCAGGTCGTCGGAGATGATCGTGACGAGCAGTTGAAGGGTCGGAAAGTCCTTATACTTTCGAGCGTACGCAAAAACCTTGTCAGAGAGGTACTGAAGGTATTTCTGATCGAAGTACTCGGGATCGAACACTTCCATCATCTGCTCGGCCCACCTCCGATCGGTGAGAAGAGCCTGCATTGTCTTCTCCTGAAACGATGTACCGAACTTCGCTAGGCTTGGCGTCGACTCATCACTCATTTGGCTCTTCTTCCTTTTCGTCGGTGTCTGTTCCTTCTTCTTCTGCCTCGTGGGCGAAGAAGAGAAACTTCATGCTATTCGTCACTGCCGTGATATCAATGTGATTCACGATTCCAAACTTCACAGATCTCTTCAAGAGTTCCAGCTTGTCAAGCTCGGGCACATACGAATTTATGATAACTTCGAGGCGCTCAATGCTCTGAGCTGGTATCATTGAACCGTCAAGGTAAATCAGTCTCCAGTAAGTTTTCAAGTCAGCCGCAGAACTTGCTGTGTTGCGATATACTGCCGCTTCATCGACACGTGTGGAAGCGAAGTCTATGACGTCTTGCAGGAGAACATCCTTGTCCTGAAGCAAGAACGGAAATCTCTTTGCTACAGTCTTGAAACCGCATCCTTTGACTCCCGGGATGTTGTCTGAACCGTCTCCGCAAAGAGTCTTCGCAAGGGCAAAATTTCTGGGATGGATGTTGTACGCCTTCAGAACCGTCTCGTGCGTCACGTACGCTTTCTTGTTGAGATCATAGACGCGCGTCTTCTCGTCGAGAAGTTGGTACATGTCCTTGTCTGTTGACAGGATCACCTTGTCGTAGTCCCTGAAATGGCGACCCACGAGGTACGCGATGACATCATCTGCTTCAACGTCGCTCACGTACAGCTGACACACGGGCAAAATCTTGAGCGTGTGAACGAGGTGCTTCACCTGCGTGAGCTTGTTCTCGTCCGTGTCTGGGAGGTCGTCTTCGTAGAATCTATTCAGTTTTCCGGGTTTTCTGTTGGCTTTGTAAGAAGAGTAAAGAGATCTGCGACGCGAAGATCCACCGCCCTCCCAGATGACAAATACGCGCGAAGGTTGTATCTCATCGACGATTCGCGACAGTGTCTTTATGAATCCTGCGATACCTCCAACGTGTTCGCCCGTACGTGGGTCCATCGCGGGAAATGCACAAAACGATCTCGTAAATGTGTTATACGCATCAACGATGAGAATCGGTTGCTTCATAGTACAGCGATCTTACTCAGGTTCTGTGTGCCTGACACATTCACAGAGCTGTTCGCGGGCAGAAAGTAGACGTTTAGCGTCACTGTGCTTGACACGCTCCCAGTCGATGTCTGGATTACATACCTTACAATCGGGACCACATGCTCCCCGCGCAGACGCCACTTTCTTGCGAAACCTACGGGAGCCTTGCATGTGGGTTCTATAACTATCGCAGTCTCTGTGACTCGCTTACTGCCTCTGTGTGTGAGGAACCGATAGCTGCGTACAGATCTTCCGGAGAGAAGCCCGGGGCGGCGGTGCCCGTTGAGTGAAACTCCTCTGCGGCTTTGTGACACTGTCTGCACAGCGATATACCGTTCGCGGCGACGTAGCCTCCGTTCGGCATCTCATTGCGATCTGTAATGTGATGTGCATCGAGGCCGGCGTCGCCGTCTTCTGGGACAGCACCACACATCTTACACTTGTGTCGATCGCGGTCGAAAACAGACTGTCTGAATGCGGCTCGCACTAGCTTTTTCGAAGACGCCATGTAGATCACCACTCGTCATAGTCGGTCGCGTTAAACTTCTCTTGGCAAAATCCGCACACAAC